ATGATAATAAAGCGTAAAGCATCATTTAACAGTAGGTTTTTTGCGTAAATTAAATAAATCATATTTTTGGAGTTTGTTAAAATTGAACGCTAATTTAAGATTAATTAACATTCGTTTAACGATGAAATTTTAAAAAACAAAACTAATTATAATCTTTACGGTTTTCCTCATTTTGATAAAATAAATATTATGAAAGAGATAGATGCACTTGATAAAACGATGTTTAAGTTATTTGATATTCTTAAACAAAAAGGGATTTTAAAATATAAAAGAGATTTCGCAAATGCTTGTGGTTTGCCAGAACAAAACCTTTATAACATTTCTAAAGGTCGCAACCACTTTACCATTAACCACGTTGCAAATATTTGTATTTTCTATTCTATAAATGCCAACTGGATTATTGGAACGGAAGAAAATTTATTCATCAAACCCAGTACACAAGCAGTACACAAAACCGCCTTAAAAGAGGCAATTTAGAAAAAACAAACCCCCGTAAACATTGGGATAAATATTTTAAAACCCATCACCTCAATTAGTAAAATAATTGGGGATTTAGCTTAAAACCCAATAAAAACGGCATATAAATTAGTTACGATACACAAATAGTACACAATGGCAGTCAAGTACACAATACCGAAAATATCAAAGACCACTAGATTATGGTATGTGCATTATCGCTATGAAGGAAAACAATTTCGGGAGAAACACCATTACAACAAGATTGAAGATTTAAAGGAAAGACAAATGTACTTTGAGGAACTTTGCAAGGATATTTTAGCACAATTAAAAACGGGTTGGAATCCAAACATAAAAGAGGAACGTCGAGAAGATAAAAGCGAAATTACCACAAACGATGCTTTTGATCTGGCATTGAAAATAAAAAAGGAACGTTTACAAAATGATACATACGTAAATTTAAGATGTAAAGTAAATCGTTTTAAAAAGGCAATGGAAGCGTTAAACTTCAAAAATGTTAAAATAGTAGATTTAAAAAATAGGCATTATGAAATGTTATTAAACGAAGTTTCTGAACTTTACACACTTTCCGACGGATCGTATAACCAATATAAAATAAACCTAAGTAGTATTTTAAATGTGTTGGTTGACGAAAAGATTTTAAAGCGAAATTTTAGACTAAAGATTAAAAGTAAAAAAGTTATTAAAACGGTTGCGCACATTCCGGCCAACGAAAAAGATATGTTGATAATAAAAAATCATCTGTTAAAAGTTAACAATACTTTTTATTATTATTGGGCTTCAATGTTTCACACAGGAATACGACCAACCGAAATGTTACGTGTACGCTTGTCTATGGTTAATATAGAAGAAAAAAGTATTTATTTACCCGGCACGATAACAAAAAATAAACAACCCCGTACAGCCCCTATAAATCAGTATTTAGAAGTGATTTTAAACAATATGAATCTCGAAAACTACCCACAAGATTACTTTTTATTCGGCTCTGCAAATGAAAGATTTTCCCGCATTAGTTTTGATAATTTAGAATATGTACCGGGAGCAGTAAAGATACCACGTAAACAAGCCACAACGCTTTGGAAAGAGGAAATAAAAGATAAACTTGGAATTAAAATGACGCTTTATGCAATTAAAAAACATTCCGCAAATTCGCTTATTTTAGCTGGTGCATCGGTTGGAGCGATTAAAGATTTATTTGGTCACACAAGCGAAGTAACCACGCAAATCTACATTACCAATTTAAAAGAAGTGAATCGAAAAGAGATACTAGAAAAAGGAACGGATTTTTAAAGTGGTTAAATTCGACAACTTTAAAATAAAAAAAGCACCCCGAAAGATGCTTTTAATAGCGAGTAACCAATTCGCTCAACTAAAAAACCAATTATGAAACTTTAAAACAATAGTGTAGGTCGTTAATCTACATTCCCCCAAATCAAGGTTTTACTCTTATGCATTCGCTGCCTCTAATTTGTTATCCAATTGGATAGGATTCTAAACTTTAAACTAACTATTGTTATATGTTTTTACTCTTAATTGTGTGTTATATTGCACTTTTATATGTTTTAACATATATTAAAAAATATGTGTTAACCGCATTATTTGCCCGTGTTCCTTTGAGTGTAAAAAACCCTCAACTGCTTTAGGACTATGCTGAAAACCTTTTCTATGATGCCAACTATCTGTGCCGCTTGGACTTCTTAAACTTTCAACTGTAATTCCTGCGTAGTCTTTGCTTGTCTTATGGTGTACGTGATGCGTGTAAATGTAACGGTGCTTTGTTTCCGCCCAATAGTTACTAAATTCAACTGCCATTAATAGCGGCAAATCTTGTTGTTTAGCTCCGTCGCCGTGCGTTGTTCCTATTAAATTAGTATGATATTTAAAAGCTTTACGGTGTGCTATGCTACAGTCAAACGTAATGTTTTTACATTTTTTAAAATAGGTTTCAATTACTTGTGATAAAAAGAAACCGTTTGTATAATCGTGATTACTTGGATTGAAAGTAAAATGAACATCCGCAACCGTCAACAACATTTCCAAGACATCGACATATAATTGTTTGGCTATTAAAAAATTACTGTGCCACATACCGTCCGTGTCTTGTGGTGTTCCGCTTGTGGTTGTTCTTACCGGATTGTCGATGTGTAAAATATCGTTTCCCCCGATAAATAATATCTTGTCGATGCTGAAAGATGAAACTTTGCTTAATATTCCTCTTACACCCTCTAAAACTCTTTGTACCGCAACCTGATTATTATAAGTTTCGCCACTTTCAAACGAACTGCATAATTTACCGATGTGAATGTCAGCAGGATCTAAAACAAGTAAATAACTATCTTTATTTTCTACTCTTTTTAATTCAATAAATTTAGGTGCGTAATCTTGTAAGTCAGATATTAAAGTTTGTGTTAAATCTGAAAATTGCTTTTCTTCCGGCTTAATAAATAAAGGATTTGTAACCCTTACACTTGCATCTTTATTTTTTAACCATAACATAGGGGTTGTTGAGGCATCTACATTTAAGCTATTACAAGCGTCTAAAACTCCCTGATTGTTTCTAATATTTCCTATATGCTTTCTAAAAGTACTAAATTCAGTTTCCGTGCAATCTGGATATAATTTTCTTGCAATTTTTGAATTATCTAAATCTAAAAGTAAAAGTATTATCTGTGAATTATAGTCGCTCCAATTCATTTAATAGGTTGTGTTTGTTGCCCCTGTTATTTTAACATAAGGTTGGTTTTGAGTTTGTGGGTAATCTTTTAAAATAGGTTTACTCTCTTTGTCTTTCAACAACATTGTAAGTAGTATAGTGTAGTTTGCAAGGTCTAAAAGACTATCATTAATACTTTCGTTGTTGGGTGTTTTATCGTTGTTTAAAAGCACTCCTAAACGCGCTACTTTAGTTGCCATTAATGAAAGGCAGTTTAACTCTGGAGTTAATCCTGATATATTCCCGGCAAGTTTAAAGTTTGAAAGTCTGTCTTTATTTGCGTAGTCGTTTCCTTTTGCAAACATTATAGATTTCATTTGCTCGGTAATTTCTGCGAAGTGTTTTTGTTGGGTTTCTAAAGTCATAATCCTAAACATTCAGGTATTGGCAATCCGTGATTTTTATCTTTACTTTCCAACATTGGAGCAAATGTGCTTTTTGATATTATTTGCTCATACATAAAAACTTTAGCTTCTAATATTCCAAGTTTTTCATCTATATTATCTAACAAGTGTTGTCTTATTATTTGCTCTACAATAGTGTCGTTACCTGTCCATACTAAATTTGTTTTACTATTTGTACCGTCATAACTTTTATAAGTTATTTCTTTTTTGCAAAGTTCTTTTACTAATTTTTCAATTTGTTCACTATTCATAACCCAATAATTTTATATTTATACTTCCAAATCAAATAAACTCCAGCAGGAATAAGCAACCACAACAACGGTAATAATGGATTAGATTTCTTTTCTGTGTCTTTTACTCTCGTTTGCTTTTTAACGGCGATAATCGCCTTTGTTTCGTATTTACTTAAATCTTTTACAGTTTCCTTTGCGGTGATTTCCGTTTTGTTTTTTCGGTGCGTTAGTTTAACTTTTGCGTTAAAATAAGACTTGCCATTAATTAAGAATGGTTTTGTAATATCTAATGGAATAACTTCCATTTCGTTGCTTTCATCGTTGATAACCGTTTGAGTTTCGGTTTTAGTTTCAATGTCTTTTTTCTCGGTTGTAGATTGTTCAGTACTTAAGGACTCCTTAACAACTGATTTTTGAACTTTTCGAGTGCCGGAACAAGAACAAAGCAAAACTAATAAAGACAATGCTAATAAAGTTACAAGTAGTTTGAATGTTTCTTTTAAATCCATAACTAATAAGTAGTTATGGTTATAGGCTTATCTTCTTTATTCGATAATAACCAAGCTTTTAATGTTTCTACTGAATGTTTCATAATATTATTTTTATTTGATTTTTTACGTTTTTATAAGTTCGATTTCCTTTACACCATTTACAACAACCATTATTTCTGCATTGTTTTGAAACGGCTTTTGCTTTGGTGCGTTTTTGTTTAAAAGTGCGGCTCATCGTAAAGTCTGTAAAGCATTTCTATACGATGTTTAAAATCTTCAATAGCTTTTTCTATGATAGATTTGCTAATAAAAAAAGGAAGTTTCTTTGGTTTTTTGTTCTTGTGAACTTGAAAATAGGTTAGTCTTTTCATTTGTTAATTTTTTAAAAAACCTATTTTGATATTCCAATTTGGAAACGGTTGTTTCACTAAAAATTCAACTTGTTCACGTCTTTTAAATTGATGATTCAAGTTGTTTTTTAAGGAAATTAGGTAATTTAATTTTGATTCTTTTTTCTCTGATTTAGAAAAGTAATTTTGTGCGTTTTGAAGTAGATTTACTTTCGTGTCGTAAAGAAAAAAGTTTTTAACCAATTTAGTACCGTCTCTTTTTTCTTCTAAAATGTGTGTGATTGTTTGCATAAAATAGTTTTAAGGTTTAAAGTTCGTCAAATATAAACATAAAAGTTTAAAAACTAATGCGATAACGTAACTATTTTGTAAAATATTGCGTAACTTCTGATTTTCTTCTGCCTATTAACTCTTTGTTTTTAGTCCACATCATAAAAGCACTTGCAATAGATACGTTATTTGGGTTGATATTTACAAGTTTTAATACAGTTGAGCTTTTAAATCCATTTATTCCGATGTTGTAAGCCAAAGAAACTAATGCGTTGAATTGATTTTGATTTACTTTTGATTTGATTACCTTGAATACTTTTTGAGCGAAGTCATCAGCTACTATTTTAGCAAGATTTTGAGCTTCTAACAAAGATAAAGGTTTGTCGTTCATCGTTACTTTTCGACCTCCTACATAGTAAGTGTTACCCATTGCAATAGTTGGTATTTTTTTAGTGTCTAAATAAGGTTTTAATTTCAATCCCTCCCTTAAATGAAGTGCTTTGTATCCATTTTCGTCTAATCTCATCTTATCAATATTTTATCATAAACCCACACACAAAAAGAAAAGAAAACGCTCCCAATTGTTCCTAAAAAAACAACCTTTGCATTAAACATTTTTTGATTGAAAACTAATTCCTCAATTTTTAATTTCATATCAGAAACATCTTCAACAAGCCCCTTACGATTTGTCTTGTCATCGTTTTCTAAAATATATAAAACCCTGTCTAATTTTTGGTTTAATGTTGTTTTCTCCGGTATTCCCATTATAATTTACTTTTTAATTTTAATACTGTTTCCGTAAATGCCACGATGCCTATGTATGATGTGGCAATTACTGTCCATTGATCGCCTGTTAATTTATCTATGTAAGTAAAATAACAAGCAATTAGAAAAACGGTCAACTTCTTGCTGACCGCTTTGTTTAAATATTTGTCTATAAATTCCTGTTTGCTCATTTTACGCCTGTATTATATTTTCAACAAACACATTGCTACCTTCAACATAATACTCTCCATAAGTAACCGCAGGAATTGACGGTACTGATTTTAATTTGTTAAAATGCATATTTTGAAGTGGCGCACTTAAATTCAAAGCTCCTAAGAGTGCCGCTTTATTAATTACATCGTTTACATAAATATTCATCATTTGCCCCATTGTTGCGTAGGGTGTGAAATATCCAGTAAAAACTTCAACAACGGCATAAGTGGTCTGCATTACCTCTGTTGTTATAGTGGGATCTTGTTCTACTTTTCCGATTTTAATATTGTTTATTTTTGCACCAGTACCAGAACATAAAGCAATTACTATATGAGTGTTGGACATTCCCTTTACGTTGTAAACCAATCCATTCTCGATACTTGGTTCGTAGATTTCGTTTGGAACATAACTATAACCGCCTGCCTGCATAGGCAAACTCATTTCATAACTTAAATTTAAACAAGTCATAGCCACCAAGTCATCAACTGTCGCTCCTGTTATATTCTTTATCACAAAATTTTTACACCCTGTCCTAACGTCAATTCCATCACCATTGATTATAAATGTTCTGAAATCTATACCGTCATACACGAAATTTTCACAACCACTTTCATTTGAAATACTCCAACATCTGCCGTTGTTGAAATTCCCGCCTTTTACGCTGTAATTTTTGCAGTTGGCAAACAACAAAGTCAAGGTTCTCCATCCGAAGTAATCTCTGTGCCAATCCACATTTGCGCCTCCATCAATGGGGTGTGGTGCGTTTTTCGGGATATCCAAATCATTTACATAAGCCGTGTCTGCAAGTATGATGTGTATGTTTTCGTTTTGGTTCAATTGTGAAGCTTTGCCGTAAGGTGCTGATACGTTTGGAACTATACCGTCATTTCTTAACAAAGTATCAAAAATCCCGTCTTGCTTTCTTAAAGTCACGCCATCACGAATAAGCAAAGTGAAGTTTGAAGGCATCAACAAAGATTCTGACATATTCCAAATAAACGAATTTGTCACGTTGTCTTTTGTCAATTCCAAAACCCCTTTACCCATTTTCTTAATAAAAGCAATTGCACTTTTTAATCTTTGGGTTTGTGTGCCTGTGATAAAATCGTTTCCGTTTACAATTATTCCGTAATCGCCTTTTTCAATTTTTGCAATTTGTTCCTCTCTGGTAATAAGCAAGTCAGCTAATTTCATTTCTAAATCAATTGCTTTTATTTCGGTAATTGCGTTTGTATTTAAAGCGTTTTCGTCTAATGATTTAGTGATTGTTGATTTTGTTAATATTTCAAAATTATAAGCGATTGTTTGATAATTAGCATGTGTGGAGCTTAAAGTCATTCCTATTACAAATTTAGCATCTGCATAAGGATTAACCCAAATCCCCGACATTTGCTTCCATCCGCCCGCTTCATTTGGAATTACTCCCCTTAAAAAAACATAATTTTCGTCATACAAAAACAATGTATCGTTAACCGATATTGTTTGCAAAGTGTATGATATTTCATCATCTAATTGTATAGGCAAAAACCCTGTTTGTTTCCAAGATGAAACAACAATCAATTCTCCAGTATTAGTAATTACCCCGTCTTGTAAATCTGAAAAAGGAATATCTACTGATTTATCTATTAAAAAACCTAAAGTATCTAATTTAGCCGTATTTATGTCAAGCTGCGTTTTTGTAATTAAAGAATCGGATTTCTTTTGATAATTAATTAATTCGCTGCCTAAATCTATTTTAATATCCGCTAATACATCATCAAAAAAAGATGGTGCTTTTGTCGTGAAAGCTAAAAAATAAGCATTTGAAGGGATTGTTATTGTTTGAGTTGCAGAATTAATAGTTATTGAACTAATAGGCACTTTTGCCGCCGTATAAAACCATATAATCCTTGAAGCGTATAAAACAAATCTAAGTCCGCTTATGTTATAAACTGAATTTGGTAAAATTGGCTGGTGACCTGAACATACGAAACCAGGTTCAACCGCAAGTATTGATCCGTCATCTCCAGACACAACACTACCGTTTATGGCTAAATTAGGATTAAAATAGTTTACATTTGAATACTCTGACAATGGCAGGGTTTCTGAAATTTTAGCGTAATCAACAAACTTTTCATTTAAAATTTTAACCTGTAAAGCACTTACGGGATCAACCTCTGATATTGAAGTTAAATTATTAACAACATCTGAAACGTTTACTTTTGAACTAATATCTAAAGCCGTTTGCGAAATACTAAACGCACCCGCCCCATCTCGTGAAATAACCGCAAAGGAATTAGCAGAAACAACAACACCGCCAAAATCTGTGTATGTTCCCGCTTGTGTCGCTACCCAAAAAGCCTTACCCGTTCCTGTCGGTGTAGAAGTAGGAATAACAGAACCTTGTAAAACCGTGTTAACAGCTCCTAAAGAATCCCTTGTATAAATAACACCTATTAACGCTTGTTGCAATAGTAAAGCACTTGCATAAGTCGTACCGTTTACAATAAAATTACTGTAAATTTCCGCGCTTACTCTACCGTCTCTACTGTCATAAGCATTATAAACAGCCACGTTATTACCAGATACAAAAGACAGGAAATTTTTAAAGTATTCTATTCCGTTTAAAGAAAATCGTTCGTTACTTATTGTGTTTATTACTACCATTATATTATTTTACTTATTGAGATTGTTTTTCTTTCGTTATTCGTGTGACCTAAAACACAATTGACTTGAAATAATGCGTTATTTGTGCGTATTAAGTAGTTTTCTACGCTTTTCCATACGTTAAATGCGCTGTCACGATTCATTTGATAGAGTGCTTTCTTTGTATTTTCGCTTGTTGGTCGGCTTTCTGCACCTTCTAACTTCTCTATTTGGCTAAATGGGGTATCAATTACACCCCCAAACATTTGATACCTTGCATAGAAATAGTACGCTAAAACCGCTTTTAAGCCGTAATTAGAGTAAGTTATTCCGTTATACTCATAAGTGCCCCCTAACATCAATTGAATGTGGTTATCAGGCTCATTTGTTAAATCATTAAATAGTCTTTCGCCTAACAACGGAGCTAAATCTTGTATTTGTGTTTCGATTACAATTGAATCGAAAACATCATCATACACCGTTGAACTTATTTGTTTATAAAGAGCAACGTCTGCACGTGTTATTAATTTAGAGTGTAGCATCTTGTTTTATTTTTGGAGTTCCTAATAGTTGTTTCGCCACTTCTTCGCTAAATCCGTAAATATTTACAATCATTGTGACTGCTGCTGTGTAATCTGTTGTGCCTAATCCTACACTTGTTTGAATTTCTAATAATGCTTGAACGCCTCCTACACTTCCTTTTAGTTGTGCTTGTGCTTTTGCGTTTTCCGCGCTTGCCGTGTCTAATGAAATTTCTTTTGTCAACAATGGTTGAATGTAGATATACGTATAATCAGGATTACCCATATTTTTAAGAAAGTCGTTTAAGATTGTTTCTAAAAGATTGCGTTCTTTCCAAGTATCTTCCCAATACGTTTCTTTCATTGTACGTAAAGCATCGCCACTACTTCCAAAGATTGCGTTATCCGCTTTCACAAGTCCAATAGGTAAGTTGTTAAAAGCCATTAAGATTTTATTGACTGCTGAATCTTCTGTAAATTTGAATAAATCAGGGTTTATATTGCTTTCGATGTTTTTAAATAATATCGCATCGTCTAATTTTTCGCCCGCAAAATCAACGGACAAGTGCATAACACCCCCGATATTACCAACGCCTATAAAATCCTTAATACCGTTTTTAAACGCTTCTACTTCGCTTTCTTGTTTTCTTACTCCAGCTATGCGTGTTGAATCTCCGCTTTGCAAAGCTTCTTCAATAAATCCAGCATCTATAAGTGGTCGTGTTACTACTAAAGTTTTACCAAAGAATCCGCGTCTTAAGATTTCATTTTTGTATAAAGTTGCTTGGTATTCATTATCGCATTCAAAAGAAATAGGATCAACTCTACTTAAAGGATAATAATATTGGTTATCCATATTGTAAAAGAAAACTTGTCCTTTGTAATTCCTTTGCTCTCCAGCTTGCTTAACTTGGTAAGCAACTACTTCTTTGTCAGGATTGTAAACGTTTAAGATTTGAACGTTTTTTTTATCTACTTTTTCGCTCCAATTTTTATAAACTAATATTTTACCGTTGTATTCTTTGCTGTCTTTTTGCCCTACTCTACATTGATTGAACGGCAATACTTTGAAGTCTGAAATGTCGAAATTTGCATCGTAATTGACGTGTACAAAGACACCGCGATTGTCTACTAAATCACGCGCTATATCATCCGCTAAATCGATTATTTTAATATCGCCAACTTTGATGTTATCCGCTTCGCCAAATCCTTTACCTAAAAGGTATTGAATCATTTTATTAGAAGCCATTGTAGCACTAATGGAATTATTGCGCAACCTTTCCATGCGTTCAGGATAAGCGTTGTCCTCTCCATTTACGTAGATTTCAAGTTTCTTATCCCACTTTACTAACTTTTTATAAATCGATAAAAGTGAGGTTGTAATCATTGTTTACTTTGTTTGGATTCTATTTCTTTTAACTCTTAAAGAACTTGTAATAACTTCTTTTTCTTGTTTGATTTCTTTTACCGGGTAAACATCGAAAATGGTTTCGACTTCAAAACGTTGTAGTAATTCTAATGCGTATTCGTCGGTTAAATTTGAGTTGTTAACCAAAACAGCAGAACCAAAATTTAAAGGGATTCCGTTGTATTTTTCTTTTAATCTATATTGAGAGTTATTTTGCATTTCAAATTTTTTAAGTTTGTATTTGTTTAAATAGTTGTTCATACATTTAGAACAACTTGGATTTACAACCTCCGAAAACAAGGCGGTGTAATCTTGTAAAAAGAGTTTTAAATATCGGACTCCATCGGGAGAAACTCCCCCGATGATCTGCCCAATATCATAACTCTCCCAATTATGCTTGTAAGAACTTGTTTCCAAAAGCGGTTGCAGTTGTAGTATAGTCAGTTTCTAAAACTGTAAATACTGGTTTGCTTTCTTCGTAACCATCTGTTGAAGACAATTCAATTTGAATCGTTCCATCATTTTCATTTGACCCCCAAGTTGCCACGTTCAACTCTAATCCTGAATCATACCCTCCTAATTGGAAAGCATCAACCGCTAAAGCACCTTTCCATTTCAATTCTACCATAACAGCGTATTTACTACCCTCTGACATTTCCATCAAACGCTCTTTGTTTTCTGCTGAAAAGTTCAAGATAGTTCCAGCGAAAGTGTGCTTAAACTTATCCGGTCCCATTTCTTTTTTAACTAATTCCATTTTCAAAGCATTAACTTGTTTTACCCCTTGAAAAAGGTATCCAGTTTTACCCGCTTTTAATTGAAAATTAGTCATTACCGTTTTATTCGTAGGTGAAAAAGTAACCGTACTTTTGTCTATATCTTTATGATTAAACAATAATACATTTACCTCCATACCTCCAACCATTGCATTATCGCAATCGAATAAAATATCACTTGTTAAAAATCCGTCACACGCCATAATTTTCTATGTTTTAAATGTTAAAAACGTAACAGCCTTAATAGGCTGCTACTGTTTTGTATGCTTCTAAATGTTTAGCGTCTAAACTAAATGCAACATCAATGATGTTAGATTTTAGTGTTTGATCGTAGAATGAATCCAACATAGTCAAATCATCAGTTGAACGTGTTGCAACCGGAATGTTAGAATTTGGAGTGAACACAATTCTATGTGGCAAGTTCAATTTTGTACCGTTGTTTTGAGAAGCTTTAATAACTCTATCCCATTGGTGCATAACCACAACTTCATAACCATCAAAATACAATACTGGTTTTCCGTTTTCTACAACTTCCAAGAAACCAGCACCGATAGTTTTAGTTCTTAAAGTGTTACGGTAATTGTCAGCGATTGACCTTGTAACTCTTAATTTAGCAGTACCATCTTCCAATAGTCTTGAATCAGCAGCGTTCATTACGGCAGTCAAATAACCTAAAGCGGCATCTGCCGGCAACGCTTGTGCTGCATAAGAAACACCCGCATTTTGAGTAATAGCAACATAGTTAGTTGCACTTGTTGGAACGTCTGCAAGGATTTGTTTGAAAAGTCCGTTGATTACGTTATACTTGTCCAAGTCAGTTCCTGTTGTGAATACTCCGGTAGGTTGTATTGCAGCAGCTTTGTCAGAAAACCAAACTCTTTCAGGAATAGCTTCTTTTAACATTTTTTCAATCAATGCGTAGATAACTCCCATTTCTTCACTGTCTACTCTATTGTAAAAATCAGGATTGATTTTAGCGGCAGCAGTAAACAATTTTTGAAGTATGTTCAAGTCAGCAGCACAATGAGAAAAACGAACGTCATAAATTTCCGGCTCCCAGAATTTTTCCGACATTGTAACACCAGCCCCAACGTTTGGAGTACATCCTGTTGATTTTTTAATACCATCGGCAATGTTACCGATAAAGGCAATTTGCGTTTTATAGGCTACGCCTGTTTCGATGTCGTGTTGTGAAGCTAGTTCACCATCAGAAAAAGCGTTTTGAATGATAAGTTTCCCTATCTCTCTTGCTTCCTCTGGATTAAGCGTCAATCCGCTTACGTTAATTAATGATGCCATAGTTTATTATTTTAAAAATTGTCTTTTGTTTGTTTTTTCTGTTTCTTCTTTTTTAGCGTCTTTTTTACCATCAGCCTCAAATTTTGAAGTGATTTGTTTTTTCAAAGTCACAATAGAAGTTTCCAATGTGTTGAATGATGCCGTTACGGTTGCTAATTCCGCTTTTAAAGCTTCGTTTTCGTCTTTCAATGCTTGTGTTTCTGCTGAATCTTCGGGAGCATCTACTGCAGCTTCTTTGATTTCAGTTAAACTACCCGCAACAAATACGAAAGTCGTTCCGTCTGTTTGTAAAAATTCCCCGTCTGCCGGTTGTCCGTCAATTGTGGCTTTGTCTTCCAGCTTTGGAAGGTCACCCTCTACTAAATCTGCAAAATCAATTAAAACCCCGTCCGCATCCGTTACGGTTATGCTAACTATTGGTTTTTTGAAATTTGCAGTGATTTTCTCAAATTGTTTTTCAATCCAAGATTTGTCTGCTTCTGTCATTTTTATATTAGTGTTTGTGTTACTTGTGAAATACGCCACTGCTAAAATTGGGCGGGGTGTAATTGTGGAGAATCCTAATGCAATAGCTTGGTCATTTGTTAACCAAGTTTCATTGGATAGCATCGGGTGTATCGCTTCGTCTGTAGTGTTGATTGCTTTTTTGTAGAAGTCAATCATTCGCTTTTCTGCTTTGCGTACACTTTCGGCATAGGCTTCTATTTCACTTGCATTTCCTTGTACGTCGCCTTTAGGTAAGTGAATCATAAAGCGTGTGCCATCGTTTAAAATACGAGTGTCACCAGCCATAAAAACAACGGTTGCAATTGAAGCTACCAAAGTATTTCCAACGGTTGTAATCGGTAATTGTAATGATTTAAGGTAGTCGTGAATTTCAAAGCCTGTATCTACTACACCGCCCTCTGAATTAATGACTACCTTATAAGAAGTTGATTGTGGTTGTGCTTTTACTTGACTAACAATGTCAATCAATTCAACACCTTTAACTGAATCAGTAGAACCTATTTGACCGCTAATGTTTATGATACCTTCCATAATGTAAAGGTAATTACAAATAGAGTTTATCTATTATTAGTAATTTGATAATAGATTTTATTTATAGTGTGAAAGTGAATGATTTTATAAGTAACTTTGTGATTATGATACTAGGAATTATTTTAGTAGCAATTGGCGTAACTTCTATTTTGTTCCAATCTTATATGAAGGTTAGGAAAGAATTTCTATTACATCAAACTAAAAAAGAAAAATACAAGTCGTTTCTAAACGAACTTGACGAACTTTTAAAATAACCATTATGAAAAAACTATTATTATTGATCGCCTTTATTTTTGTTTCGTGTTCAAGTGACAGCGAAACTATTGCGCCTGTCCAAACGGTTGCAAATAAAGTTACTGAAATGCGTACTTTGATAATTAATTACGAAACCGCTAAAACTATTTCAGACACCGGATTTCAAAAACATTCCAGTATCTTTTATAGTAATAATTCTAATGATTGCGGCCTTAAATTAAATGGAAATGAAACCTCTCAAATAGGAACTTTGGAAGGCGTAAAAGTTCAAGTAACAACTTCTTTTCGTTACACGGTAGAATGCAACTAATTTTCCATAAAGGAAATAATACGGTAAATTGTAGGTGTTGAAATGTTATAATAATCTGCTGTAAATTGAATTGAATTTACTTTAGGATTCTGCTTTAGTTCGTTTGTGTAGTAGTCGTAAATCTGTAACCAAGTAGCGATATTAATACTGACAATTCCTGATGCTACCAATGAAGTTAAATTTACTGATTTAAGCAATTCGTATCTTACCATTTGTCTATATCACATCGTTCGTTAATGGATCGCACCTTCGCAGAAAGTGGGCACTTGCATAAATCACAGTAATACCCTTGTATTTCTTCTAAATTATCTTTAATAAAAACGGTTAACATTCCCTTCTTAGCGTGTGGGCAACCGATGCACTCCATCGCTCTTTTAGATGCAAGTCTTTCTGAAACCTCTGACTTAGATAAGAAGTTATGCCAACCGTTTAAAATGTTTGATAATTTCACTTATTTTTTTGGCTTAGTAAAATTTGTGTTTTTCTTACTTACTAATTTGCTTCCGTTTGGAAATCTTGAATTTAGAATTTGTCTTAATGTGATTACTTCTTTCATTGTTATTTTTTTTAGTTTTTCAAATATAGTTAAAAAACTAATACAACAACGTAATTATTTCGTTTATTTTATTACTTTTGACAAAAAACAATTATGAAGTTCACAACTATATTAAAAGCCGTTGATTGTTCCGATGGAATTTTAAAAACTTATGTAGGGCAAACCATCGAAGCACCTACGTTTCAACTTGCAGAAGATTATTTATTAAATAATGGTTTGGGGTATCTTGAAATAACAGGTGAGTTGATTTGCAGCGTTGATGAAGCAACTGGAAACAAAATAAACTTTGAGAATTTAAATTAAAAAAAACCACTCGTTAAAGTGGTTTGATTGAATTAATAATTATTTATTTAACATTATGCATATTGGAAGCCAACAAGTTTTTTTAGATTTAGGTTTCTTTGGGTTAAATATATCCATTTTATAAATTGGAGCGTTATCAATCATAAAAACCATTACACTTCTTGGCTCCCATATAATGCTTTTTTCCTCTACCAACAAGACATTAAAGACTTTTATAAATTCTTGTGTTACTCCAGATAACCAAAGTATATTTGGATTTATCCCTTGGTTTACAGGCATATAAATATCATAATTTCCTTTAATTTCAGGCATAAAATTTTTAAGGTTAGTGATGCATATCTCGCCTCTTTCAGTTAATAATTCTAATAATTTGTTTTTCATAACTTTTATAAATTAAAAAAGACCCTACAATTAAGTAAGGTCTTTGAGTTTTTAAATAGTCATCGTGCATCTTCACACGTGTAATCTTGAATCATTCAGTAGCAAATATAATCATTTATTTAATATAATAATGCATTAACGTTACTTTTTTTTTAAAAATCAGCACCATTAACAACCCTAGCATAATTATCAGATGCATTATGTATATCGGTAACTGCCACAACTGGAGCTGGCATACTTTTGATTATGTTTAAAATATCGTCTGCATTCATTCCGTTTGATTGGCTTTGTACTCCTTGTGTAATTATCCCACCGCCAGCCATAAATGTAGGTGTAGATTTCCCGTTACCGTGTGAATTATTAAAGTCCATAAAAGAAGCAAAAGCACCGCGATTTAATACTCCAATTCCTTCGCCTTTTTCAGCTTCAAAGGTTGTACCATCTTCCCCGTAAAACTTTGTGCCTCCTTGTGCGTGTCGGTTGCCTCCAACTTCTTGAATACCTCCTTGCTCGAATTTAACGCCTGCAACTTTAGCCACGTTCATCGCGCCCGTAGCATAAGCCACGCCCATTGCGATAGGTGCTAATGTAGGCCCTACAACTGGAATGCCTATCATTGCTT